ATCCGCTGATGCTGACATTGGATGAACCGTTTGTGATTGCAGCGCCGCCGGATGCCACAATACCAGTAAGGGCAGCACCGTTACCAACGAAGTATGTGGCTATAACATTTCCAGCCGATTGGATATTACCCGATGCGCTTATGCCTGTGGTGCCGTCTAGTTCGATTGCCATTTATTCAGTCCTTTAATCTTATATTTATGGTACCACATTGAATACCGATGTACCAGGTACAGAAATTGCCCTACCATTGGGTATGGTCAAGGGGCTGACCATCAGTGCAGATACATTGGCTTGTACTGCAATGTTGGCCGAGAGTGTTCGTGGGGTGGCTATTACGCCATTAACAAAAAGAGAAGTTTGACTTACAGTAACCACGTTACCGAATCCGTTGATGCCAATAGTTACGTTGCCATTGGCTGTGGTGATTGCCACATTTGATGTGCCATTTACAATGGCTTGGCCGTTGCCTGAACCGCCACTAATGCCAGTCAGCAAACTACCATTGCCCACAAAGAATCCAGCGTAAACTGTGTCAAATCTCAGTGCAGGGCTACCAATATCGTATACGTTGTCGATGCTGGGCAGAACCGCAGCGTTGGCTTGTATTACTCCAATACCGTTGGGTTTCAGCACAAGATTGGTGTTTGTGACTGTGGTAGTAATGGTGTTGTTGGCAATCCGTACATTGCTGCCAACTGGACCAGCCGTGTAGATTTCTGTAAAGTTGGAGTTTACAGCTTCAAACGCTGAGCGTAACGGTTCGCCGGTGCCATCGTTGGCGGCAGCGCCAACATCAATGATCTGTTGTGTCATGTAGAATCAAGTCCTCTGGTTGTATTTACCAAAAGACTTTATCTACAAATTCAGCAAAAACTGTGTTTACGGTAGCAACAAGTTAGATTCTGCCCACTACAACTTCAATGGTGCCTTGTATACCATCAAAGTTTTCTAAAGCTTTGCCTATCACTGCTCCTGTTAGTGGATTGTCGCAGGCTTGTGCTCGCCCGTTGCCTGCGCTGACCATCATGTCGCCTTTGGCCACAGGGCCTTGTACCAAACAAGGCACACGCCCTTGTAGTGCAACCACAGCGGTGTGCTCTGCTTCTAGTCCAGCATTCATGAGATAGCTGGGTTTGGCAGAAACCACTCCAGCTATTCTGCGATCGTTGGTGGTTGTGCTTGCTGTGACTTCAGCTGTGCCACCAAAACTTACCACTGTGCCCGGCAGATAGAACTGATCTGCTGTGTATTTTTCTGCCAAGTCAGCATATAGTGCTGTGGTTGCTGTGGCAAAAACTTGGTTGAAATAGTTGCTGGCGCTGCCAATGTTGCCCACAGCATTGGATCCAGTTTTAACAATACTTGACAAACTTGCCAAGCCAGTAGTGATTAAGTTGCCACCTGTAATGTTTCCAGTTACACTCAACGACCCTAGTGTACCTACAGATGTGATGTTGGTTTGTGCTGCTGTAGTAAGCGTACCCACAATGCTGGTACCACTTAGGTTACCTGATGTAATATTACCAGTTACTGCTAAACTGGTTAATGTACCCACCGAAGTGATGTTGGTTTGTGCTGCTGTAGTAAGTGTGCCCACAATGCTGGTACCACTTAGGTTACCACCTGTAATGTTGCCGGTGGCACTTACAAGCCCAGCTGTGTTGATGTTGCCCCCAGTGATGTTGCCAGTAGCACTAATTGTTGTACTTGATGCTACTTCCCCAACCAAAGGACCATAAAATGCTGCTGCTGTAACGTTGCCTGATGCACTCATGCGCCCAATGTTTACGTTGCCTGTGCCATTAGGAGTCAACACAATGTTGGCATTAACCGCTGTAGTTTGAATATCCAATTGAGCGCTGTCAACAATAGCGCCACTCAGTATCAAATTGCCCGCAGTGACGTTGCCAGTACTGACTGTCAAGCTTGTACCTGTGATAGCAGCGCCAGTAACTGCTCCTGTGGCTGATATTAAACCGCCTGTGTTGATGTTTCCGCCAGTGACGTTGCCACTCACGCTTAGACTGGTCAATGTGCCAAGTGAAGTGATGTTGGCCTGGGCACCATTGGTCACTGTGGCTGCGGTACCTGATACGTTGCCTGTAACGTTGATTACATAACTTCCGCTTAGTCGATCAGAACTCACTGTACCAGATGTCAAACTGTTAGCATTTGCTGCTCCAAGTACTGTGGTAAAATTACCAATGCCAGCATTGACGTTACCACCGTTGATATTGCCGGTAGCACTAACTATTCCACCGGTGTTGACGTTGGCCCCTGTAACGTTGCCTGTGGCGCTGGCATTACCTGTGACACTGATACCAGTAGTAGACATTACCAAAATATTTCCCACAGCATTGACTGTGGCAAAAATATCACCGTTAGGACCAGTAATAGCCAATGTTGTAGTGCCGTTGGTAATTTGGCTAACAGCAACGTTTGAAATTGATGTAACGTTGCTTAAAAATCCACCGTCACCAATAAAGAATCCACCAGAGAGTGCTACAATATTAGCACTAGATGCAATTATACCTGATGAAAACACAGCACCTGCATTAACGTTGCCTACTGCTGTAACTGATCCACCTGTGACCAAATTTGATCCAGTGACGTTGCCAGTTGCACTAACGTTGCTGGTGGCATTTAGAACGCCTGTGTTAATAATATTTCCAGCACTGATGTTGTTGGCAATCACGTTGCCTTGAGTAGTAATTTGATCTTGAGCTGATATACTGGCGCCCGAAGCAATATTACCTGTAGCAGTAATTACTGCATCGCTGACTACGTTTCCGCCACGAACGTTACCTGTAGCTGTTATTCCAGTTGCACCTGCAGAGATTGATCCTGCAGTAATTAAGTTACCACCGTTGATGTTGCCTGTGGCAGTGATCAGTCCACCTGTAATCAAGTTACCGCCAGTGATATTGCCGGTGGCAGTAACTAGACCACCTGTGCCAATGTTACCAGCTGCAACATTGGCCAACACTGTGGTGTTGCCGCTGATGTAAGCTGTACCAGTAACTCCAAAAGTGGTGTTAGGTGCTGCATTAGCAATACCCACTTCTCCAGTATGTAACACTGTGACTCTGGCTGCTAAACTGCCCGGGGTTCCTGTTAGAATTTGTACGTTGCTGTTGCCACCTGTGTCAACCAATGTTGCTCGCATTGATGCACTTACGCCAGAGGCTGTAACATCGCTGGTGAACCATTCTACAGCACCTAATACTGTGCCTGCTGTACCAGTGGTATCAGTGTCTTGAAATCTTATTGTTGGCTGTGTTACACTAGCATCACGTGTGATAACAACATTGCCAAATGTGTTGATGTTGCCGCCGTTGACATTTCCAGTGGCTGAAACCAGCCCTGCAGTGTTGATGTTGCCACCAACAATGTTACCGCTGACACTAGTAACTCCGCTTATGTTGAGTCCACCAGTTGTAAATACTGCCACATTGGATACACCACCTACAGTGATGTTGGCGTTGCCATTGGCTGCAGGAATTTCTATAGATGTTGTTCCGTTGAACAATTTGTCGCCAGAAATGTTGCCAGTCAGTGTAGCGTTGCCAGTTACTGTGAAATTACCGTCCACCACAACCGTAACTGCGTTGGCAACGTTACCTGCAAAGGTGATGGTGTTTGCACCAAGTGTTTGAATTGTATAATCGCCGTTAACACGCTTGTAGGTAGACATTTAGAGATCCTTTGTGTTATTTATACGGTTTTGAAAGTCCTCCATGCTCATGGTTCTAAAGTTTCGCGAACTGGCAAAATCTTCAATGGGCGCTGTGGTATTGCCCATGATTCGCACAAAAGCGGTGTTGGAAAAATCACGCATGATCTGTGTTAATTGCCTGGCCCAATTGCCAGTAAATGTAGGCGGAGCTGAGCTTTTTTTGTAGAATTCTGTGTCAGCATACACATTGTTGAAGTGGTTGCTGACTGGGCCCATATCAAATCCCACCAAATAAATTATCACGGCACCGTCTATGGCTGCAATACTGGCTGCAATTGGTCCTGAGCTGTAGCCATAGTATTTTTGTGGTACAGGATTTGCGCCATTACCAGGCACAGGGCGACGAGTGTAAAATCTGTTGTTGTGGGGGTATCCAGAATCTTGTATTCTAGTGCTGATGGGTTTGTCTGTGCTGACCAGTACATCGGGCACAAAATCTCTGTACAGTGCATTGCACCCATAGATTTTACCTAAATGACGTAGATTGCTTAGATCTACTTGTTGCCGGCTCACACCGTTGCCCAATACAAATGCTCTGCTCATAAAAAAATCCTCCCAGTATGTAGCTGAGAGGATTGGGGTTTGGGAGATATTACGAAGTAAAGTTCTCTACAATTGCCAAGCTGACTTGGTTTTGTTGTCCAGTTACGTTGGCAGCACCTGTAGTACCTGACTTGATTTCAAATCCTTCGTCGCTGAAGAAGTTGGTCAAATAACGCACTGGAGGAACACTGTAATCCAAGGCAAACTTGTTGGTCAGCTTGCTGATCAACTGTGCAGTACTGTCACCGTTGCTGAACGTGATGTTCATGTTACCTGCTGTAAGTGCAGTATCAGCCTGGTTGGCCAACACACATGTACCCACGTTTTGCACAGTGCCTGTGCCTGCGCCCACTGCGGTTGCAGTGAATACATCACCTACGGCTGCATTTGAATTGCTAGCGCCGCATGCTGCCCAGTTAGTTGTGCCCACACTCAAAATACGATATGCTTGACCCACTACCATGTCTTCATCGTTGACCGCAGTTACTGTGGCCACTTGATACTTGGTTGTGCCTTTTTGTGTAATGATATAAGCATCAGCTTCGGATGCTGTGCCTGTGATAAAAGCACGGCACTTGACAACTGGGTAAGCAGCAGTGGCCACGCTGGCGTTGGCACCACCAACAACGCCCAGATACTCTGTGCCATCGAACACAGTAGGATCACTTGGATACACTGGGTTTGTCAATGCGCTGAACGGATTGAAACCAATATCGCTAGTGGTAGATTTTTTAATTTTTAAAGGACGACCCATTTTGTTTTCTCCTTAAAGAAGTCCGATGCGGGTTCTAGCCGCTACGCTGTGGGTAGTTAGTCCCAGCATAAAACACACAATTGTGTTGGCCAGTATTTATGAAAAATCTACGCTACACCTGCCGTAGCATTAAATATTCAGTGAACACCAACGAACTTATAGATCAAGGCAATCAACACCGATCTGAAAATCAGCCTGAACAGGCCCTGCAATGCTATGCCTTGGCATTTGCACAAGATCGCAACTCATCAGCTGCGTTCAACAACTACGGCAACGTGCTGCGAGAAGTTGGAGAACCTCAAGCAGCCATACCGTTTTTGCAACGAGCTCTACAGCTAGAACCACGAAATGTCACTGCTCGATTCAATCTTGCAGTAGCACACCTACTGGCCGGAGATTATGCACAAGGATGGCCTGCATACGAAGCTAGATGGGACTACGAACATCTAGCTGATACTATGCCGCCTTTTGCACAACCCAGATGGCGTGGAGAAGATTTAAAAGGTAAAACCATACTTGTGGTTGGAGAACAAGGACACGGAGACAACATTCAGTTTGTGCGGTTTGTGTATAATCTGCATGTGATGGGTGCTGAAATCATTCTACAGGTCACAGACGGTTTGGTGCCCATGTTCAGTGCCAGTCCTATCATCAAACGAGTCACGGGCTATGACTATTCAGTCAGCGACTTTGACTACTGGACTCCTATCATGAGTATTCCAGGCATTTTGGGCGTGACGTTGGGAAACATGCCTCGGCCAGTGAACTATCTCAATGCTGATGCAGGACTGCAACGACGATGGCAAGATTACTTTGGTCCCAAACATCGCATGCGTGTGGGCTTTAGTTGGAGTGGACGCAGAGACAACTGGTTGAACCGTCACAAAGGCATGCCGTTTGAACAAATGCTGGAGTTGATACAAGCTCATCCACAGCACGAATGGATCAACTTGCAGGCTGATTGTACGCCAGAAGAAGAAGAAACACTAAAATCATTAGGTGTGCATTGCTTACCGCCCAATCCCAACATGTGGGCCGACACTGCTGCACAAATGATGCACATGGACTTGATTATCAGTGTGGACACTGCTGTGGCACATTTAGCAGGTAGTTTAGGAAGACCAGTATGGATCATGTTGAATTGGTTCAGCACCGACTGGCGTTGGCTGTTGAATCGCGATGATTCACCATGGTATGCCACTGCTAGACTGTTTAGACAACCTGAGATGGGAAACTGGACAAGTGTAACACAAAAAGTCGGCCAATATCTCTCGTGGTTCAAGGTATAATATAATACAATATACATGTATCCAATATAAGATACAATAATAGCAAGGTCGTTAAACTATACTATCCGATCCGCGCCACTCTTGAATTGACCCGTCAAGATGTGCGGATTTTTTACGGCCACAAGAAAGCCCCTTTCGGGGCTTTCATTTTACGCAGCGTCTACAAACTTCTTGAGTGCTTCCGCTTCAGACACAATGGCTGTTGTCGTCGGAAAATCAGGCAAGGTGGGAAACGATAAACTATCACGATTGGCGTCAGTTAACTTGGAATGATATTCATTGACAAGTTGGCTACGTTTTTCGTAAATTGGCGCTTGGAGGATTTCCTTGGCCAGGGTAAGAAGTTCGAGACGGATCTCGTAAGGTGTTTTGCTCATGTTTTTCTCCTGTGTATGTGTGTGTCGTTCAAGTCCCGCCCCTTGCAGGACAAGATTGCTACACGAGCATGTTTACTTATAGGCACAAATTGCAGCCAACAAAAAACCCGCCTCAGCGGGTTTTTATTATACAATTTTAGGTGTAGTAAACAATCTCACCAGTTGTAGGATTGTATGCCATTTGAAAAAAGCCTGCAGGTAATCCACTGGATCCACCGTTGCGCACAGGTTTCACTGTGAATGTGTTGGCTGTGGTTTGATTTAATGGGCCGCCAGAGGCATTTAGAATAATTGAGTTGTTGGCTTGACTGACGTCACCAGCATTAGATCCAATTGCTATAGAATATGTACCTTGGCTTGAGTTACCAGCAAAGTTTCCAATGGCTACTGAACTATTACCTTGTGAGGCTATTCCAGCGCCGTATCCGACTGCTACTGTTCGCTCACCCTGTGCTGAATTACCAGCATACGCTCCTATGGCCACTGCATAAGGACTTTGATTGGAGAATCCAGCTCGTTGCCCCACTGCTACTGATTGAATACCTTGTGTGGTTAATCCGGCGCTGTCGCCAACTGCTACAGAATAAGCACCTTGTGTGGTTTGCCCGGCTTGCTTACCAACAGCAACTGATTGAGTGCCTTGTGTGGTTGAGCCAGCACCAACGCCAATGGCCACTGTAACATTGCCTTGTGCAGACAATCCAGCACTAGATCCAATGGCTACTGATTGGATACCTTGGGCATCCTGGCCAGCATATAATCCAATGGCAACTGATTGAGTACCTTGAGTATTTGCGCCTGCACCGTGGCCAATGGCCACTGCGTCATCACCTTGCAAAGCAACACCGCCGCCGGCATTTTGTCCGATTGCCACTGCTGTTGATCCTTGAGTGGCACCAGCATTATCACCAATTGCAACACTTTGATTACCTTGATTGGTCAGTCCGGCACGATTACCAATGGCCACAGAACTTATGCCTTGACCAGTATAACCAGCATTGTTACCAATAGCCACTGCTGAGACGCCTTGTACTTCGTTGCCAGCATATTGACCTATGGCTACAGAATTGGCACCTTGGGTTGATTGGCCACTACTAAGTCCAATTGCTACTGATCGAATACCTTGTGAAGTTAGTGCAGTAAACGGGCCAATGGCTACTCCGTACTGGCCTTGAGCATCATATGCAGCCGAGACACCAATAGCCACTGCACTAGAGCCTTGAGTGGTGTTACCACCAGCATTTTGTCCAATTGATATTGCTGCCGCAAATTGGCCGCCTTGGCCAGCATTTTTACCAACTGCTATTGCGTCTGCGTCCTGGCCGTCAAATCCAGCATTTTGACCCAGGGCTATTTCTGTAGGCCCTGATGCACCAGTTTTGTTGCTCAACAGTGCCCAGGTTGTTGCACCCGATGGTGTGGCCACTGCTGTGAGTGCGCCTAGTGCATTGCCTATGTACAAGATGGTTGTGGTTTGATCTACCACAAGTTCTCCAGGTCTAGCATTGCCGTTGTAGTTGGCCAATGTCTCTTGAGCATTGTCCTTCATCGCGGCACGACTTATGCCTGTGATGTTGGTGTAGGGTGGTGGATTGGCCATACTTTACTTATGATACTGCTGCCAACAAAAAACCCGCCGAAGCGGGTTTTTGTTTGGGTGCAATCTCTGATTAGGAGAAAGACAAGTTGGAAACAGCAATTTCTCCGACATAGTCACCAGCATTACCGAAAGATGATGCAGTGTTAGTTAGTTCGATGTATCCGTAAC